ACATTAGATTCGTTTTTAAGTAATGGTTGAATATATGTTTCCCATCTTTCTCTAGAAATAACAAGAGTTACTTCATTTGTTTGCTCAATACCAAATTTTGATAATAATGTAGGATTTTCTGCATAACCATCAAAATTATCAATATATGCTTCTAATGGATATGAGTCATTAAATGTAGATTGTACAACTTCTCTTATTATCGTTTTTTCACTCATATACTTACGAGGGAGATAGTGTATCTCAACACCATACATCCTCAACTGTTCGTTGATTAAATCCTGAACTAAATTCTGTTCAGATCTTGCACCTTGTTGAAAAAACGGATTAAGTGCCATTATCCTATCATATCAAGTGGAGGAAGTTCATAAGTATTAGACATTTGTTCTCTGATGATTTCTAAATCTTTTTCTGCATCATCATAGATTTGTCTACCATTCAACTCTACTCCTCCAGGTAATTTAACTCCTTGGAATTTAAGTAAATTTTGACCCCACTGCCTTTTCAATAAAGCAGTAGTATATTTTTTTAAGAATGAATCATTCCATACCCTACCATAATCATTAGGATCTAATTGTCTAAAACAATCAATAACCAAATAATCATCTTTTGATACACTACCCCAATCAATATCCAAATACAACCTATCCATTCTCTTATTAAATCTTATTTGTTTCTCTGTGGTTAATAAGAAATTAATATCCTCAAGATAAGTTTTAGTCATTGCATAAGTCAATAACTCAGTACTACCCCAATAATAAATGTCATTCAAAAACATTTGATATTTAACACTAAACATATTATTTGTCATAGTGTTAGTACCATCAAAATGATATATCTTTGTTACACCAATAACTGATGCAGGTATTTGTAAAAAATTACTATTTTCATAATAACTAAAAGTTACGTCTGTACCAGCAATATCCGCAGTTGCCGTTGTAGTTGTTATTCCAGTTTGTTTTTTTCCAGTTTCCATCGAAGCTCTGCCTCGATCAATATCATCTTGAGTTATCTTATATTTTAAATATGCTTGCGAAACACCATCAAAATGTCTTTCCTGAAAGAATTGAACAGCATCATCTATAATATCATCTACTTGCTCATCAGCAACATTAATTTCCAGCACGGGAGCACCCAATTGCCTTCTACAATAATCTGCTAATTCTGTTCTACTTGATGGAGATGCCATGTATACAATTACCCCTGAATATATTTATGGTGCAGAAGCTATGCCAGTATAAACTAGAATATTTCCATTTACTATATTATAAATTGATGCTCCTGAACTTACTAAAACATTATATTCATATCTTCCTTCTGAAAGACTTGATGTTGCGGTAGATCCCATAGAGATATCAAATATACCACCACCAGCACTTGTAAACCCTACACTAAAGGTTCCTGCTGCTACAGTCGTTGCTGCTACACCAGCACTTTTCTGCATTTGAGCAGATCCTGACCAAACAGATGTTGTAGTTAATCCTTGGAAATCAAAAGCAACATCAGAAGTATCAACTACTGTAAAAGTAGTTTTGAAATCTGTACCAGTATAAATGGTTAGATTAGCAGCGTATGGAACACCTGCTGATGGATCAAATGTTAAATTTTTACTTGCCATTTACCAGTTCCTTTAATAGAGATTTAATTTCACCAATTTCACCTTTTAAATTAGCAAGATCTTTTTC